ATAAATATCAATAGCCGTGTTAACGCGAGTTGCATCACCATCAACAATACGCTGTGCAGGGCCCGAGTTACCACCACCAACAAAAGCAGACATAGCTTGCTTGTTGAATGAACCAAGCATGATCATATCTGGATTGCCGCCGTTATCCCAACAAGACGCTAAAACAGACTTTAAATCATCTTCATTGAATACACGAGGAGTGCCAGCACCACGAGCGTCTGTACCATCACCGGTTGGTGCTGTACCAGTTGCACCTAGGTTAACGTTATCAGCAATCCATGACTCACAGCCTGCTAATTCACGAGCTACAGACTCTGAACCGACATTTTTAGCCTTGTTCGCACAAAGAGCTGTTTCCATGTCACGCTTAAGAGCTTTACCCATCTTCATGATTTGATAATCAAGCTCATCACCGCGACCAGCCGATTGAACTTGTCGCTGTGTACGAGTAACGCGAGGAACTTTGTCAGAAATCTGAGTGTAGTTGCCTAAGCGAACTGTAGGGATCGCCGCGGTAGTTGTCGCATCTTCACCCTCAATAACAGCATTATTTGCAGCCGCTGCTAATTCGTCAGTTTGCCATTCATGGTTAGTTGCTGTAGCACTAACACGAGCAATGCCAGACATAAAAGGAGTGTCCATAGGTGAAATGTCATAAATAACATCTACCAAATCTTCGCGATTACCAATCGCATCATAGGTTGAAGTTGTATCTGCTGGAGTAGCCATAAATACCTCTAATTGTTGTTAAGTTTTGCTTTAAGTTTACGATAAGCAACAGCATCATCAACATGACCTGTCTTCTTAAATCTAGCGTGGGCCTTATCAACCTCTTGTTGCAAGCTTGATTTTACCTTTTGTTTAGGCTTAGTTACAACAGGAGCCTGCCTAACCTTTTTAGTTACCGCTGCTGCCTTATCTGTTTTTTTAGTGTTTCGAGCCGCATCAAGCATTATTTGCATCATGGTAGCATCCAGCGTTGCGAATTGTTCAGCGCTAATACCAACCTTAGAAGCATAATCATCAAGGGATTTTACATCATCTTGGTAAGCTTTTGTAAACTGTCCATTCTCAACCCATTGTGGATTGTTGTTAAGAAGCTTTTGCTGCTCCTGCTGGACGTTTACTTTAGGCGTTTTAACTTGGGCTTTTTTTCCTTCTTCTAAAATCGCCTTTCGCTTATTTTGCTTTTCAATATGCTTAATATATTGCTCTGGCTCGTACTCTCGCAACTCATTTAATTCATCTTGTGAGAGTTCATCAGATTGAATTACAGCCTCAAGTGTAGAAAGTTGCTCATTGAGCTTTGCTTGATTGGCGTTAAACGCTTCACGCTCCTGCTCTAAGCTCTTTCTTTCTTCTGAAAGCTCAGTTGTTTTACGAGTGTAATCAGATTGCATCATGTTACCTGACTTCCATTCTCGGACTTGTGAGAGAGAAACCTCTTCACCATCCAAATCTAGGTACATTTCTTCAACCTCTTCTGAGTCTTCCACAATCTCTTCCGGTTGTTCAGCTTCTAGAGTTTCCTCTACAACTTCCTCGGCCTCTTCGATGGGTTCATCAGGTTCTGACATATCAACAATTTGAGGTTCTTCGGTTGGCTCTTCTGGCTCCGCGTTTCCCCTTGCTGCCTTAATTCGTTCTAAGATGCTAGTCTCATCACTTTGAGTTGTTAACATATTTAGATCCTATATTCGTTTTAGTGTTTGCTTAGCTCTTTCTAGTAGAGTTAGCGTTTCGTTTGCTTTCTTGCCCTCTTTGATAATATGTTCAAATTTGGCTTGAAACTGTTTCATTAACTGCATTCTTTGCCATAACTCATGGCGTTTATCTTTATCATCCAGTTTAGTGTCTTTAAACTGCTCAAACATAGCAGATTCCATCGCAATAATAGCTTCTTGATACAATGGATTTTCTAACAAAAGCTTTGCTTGATGCGCCCTTGTTACATCAGACTGTGCTTTTTTATATTGCTCTTGTTCGTTCATTATAACCCACCTGGTAAGTTTGCGTTATTATCAAGTTCCATTTTCGTAATTTGCAAATCAACATCATCATTATGCTGGTTAGCATCTTGCGCGGTTTTGATATTAAACTGCCTTTGTTTCTCCGCAAGCTCTGCCGCTTTTAGGTTCTGATTACCTTGAGCGATAGCTATATCACCTTGGCGCTTAACCAACTCAGCCTCAGCTAATGGATTATCAAGTTGCTGTTGCATAATTTGCATTTGCTGCTGCAATTGTAACACAGTTTGATTCAATAACTCATTCTGTCTTAATAGCAACTCTTGCGGCTCTTCTGGGTTATTAAAGAATTCTTGAACGTTAGGCAGGCCAAGACCGTCAACAATACGCTTGAGAGTATTGTATTTGTCCATATTGTCAACTAAGGGTGAGCCCTGTTGCATTTCTTGCTGCTGTATAGCGTACAGACCCTGTAAAGACTGTATTAACTTTTCGTTATTACCGGCACCTAAGCCAACATTCGTTTCAATGTGGTGATTCCATTTCCATGATGACGGGTTAACAGTTAAAGCTTTTCCTAAAACCCTAAACTCTTGGGTTTGATCTTGGTATCTAGACGCTAACCATGCAATGCCTTCATAAAGCTTTCTGAATCCAGTTTCCGCGTAGTTTCTAGCTATAAGCTCAATCTTGGCATCTGAGTTATCTTTAATACCGTTAAACCTAGTCGCTGTTTCCTTGCCTATCTGGTCAGCCTCCAAACCTTGAGAGGCTAAAAGTGACCCGGTTGTCTGCGCCCTTGCTTGGTCAACATATTGAATAGTCTGCAATGTTCTATCCCCAATATAAGGGACAACTAGAGGATGCACCGCCTGCTGAGGTAATATATTTGAATCTTCATCAAGCCTAACAATACCGTTAACCCTAACAGTTAACATATCATCCAAATCAACATCATCATGTACAACATGGCGGGGATTGTTAACCATGTAGATGTTATCAAGCATACCGCGCTCTAATGCGGTCTTCTTTAATTGTGTAGGGTAGGTTATTTCAGCACGTGAACGGCCTATAGCCTTATGAGGCATTAAAATAGCTGATAGCGAGGCATAAGGCACATGGTTAAAATACTCATTAACTAGAATAGTATTACCTGACATCATAACGTGCCTACGCTCCGCTATACCGTCACCGTCAAAATCAACCTTACAGTATAAATCTGATATTTCAACTTCTTGATTTGCCCAGTCGTTTAAATCTGTTGACGTATCAGAAACACTACCGCCTTGATCGCGAAATCTAACAGACTTTATTTCTGATTGTCTTCTATCCTCGTCAAACACTTCCGGCAGTATGTCAATTATATCTCTATCAAAACCCTCAGCCAACAATTCACCTCTTGTTTTTCTAACTCTATCACCAACAATACTTGCATCATCAATTGATTTTGCATTTTTGGTAATTAAGAAAGACTCAGGCGGGATATTAATAATACAAATCTTTTTAGTGTTTCTAGTGACTCTAAACTTAATGTTAAACACTTCTTCTTGGGTTTCTTCCTGCTCAGCAACCTCAACCTTAACCCTATCAACATCAGCGCCACGAATTGATTGAGAAACCTCATCTATTTCCAATGGGGTTAAGCCCTTGTATTCAACTTCCTCAACTTCTTTTTGTTCTTCTAGAAAGTACTTAACCACACCGTTTTTCTGTATCTCGGCATCCTTTAACCAATTATGGATAATTTGAAATGACTCCGGTTGATTCCTTACAACCCAATTAACGTATTTTGTTTTTTCTTCAGCTTCTTTGATTTCGTTTTCATTATCTGTGGATGGTATAAATGTAATTACATCACCGCTACCTAAGAAAACTCTGGCTAAAGAAGGCATGTCAGCCTCTACAACATCAGCAACATCGGTTGAAACTACTGAGGACTGGTTAGGGTTCGCAGAAAAATCACCAGTTTTATAACCAAAATAGGCGTTTAAATATCTTGTATTCTCAGCCATAAAGGAGCCAGTGTATATGGCTGCTTGCCTTTCAGCTTCTGATAATATCGAGATTAACTCTTGGTCTGTCATTTTTGCCATTGGGTTATATTCCTGCTGTTATATTGTACAGTATATCAAACAATACTTGTTCTTCCATAGTTTAATTCTTTGCGCTTTTTCTTCTGCTTTATGGGTGGTATAAACATTGTCATCATTACCGCGTCAGCTTCGTTTGGTGATTCCAATTCTAGCTTTTCTTTCATTTCCTTTTTGCTCATAAGTTGAATTAATCCGCTAGGGTTTTCTATTCTTGGTATTCGACATAACTGTGAACGTAAGCTGTTTAAGTCTTCTATTCCGTCAGTGTCAAAGCTTATCATGTCATCAGGATCAATATACTCACCTCTTACTACCGCCTTATAGGTATTAAAAACCCTATCCGCCAACATTGTGTAATACTGAGCGCGATTGTTTTTAAATGTTTCTTGGTACGTTTTAGGGTTTGAGTTTTTACCGCCAAATTCTTTTTGATATATTTTTTCTGAATTGTCTTGCGCTTTACCTGACAGCCCACCTTTAAACATTTGATACTGCGTTCTGGTTCCGTCAAACGACAATGACGCTTGTCTTTTTAACCCAGTGCCCATTCCATCGCCATCCCAAACAAACCAATCAGACTTGTTTATCTTTGCTTCGGCAGAAGCCCAGTCAAAAACCTCGTCTATCTCTCCTTTGTCTTTTGATTTAACGCATTTTATTATTGACCCATGTCTTACAGCGAAGCCGCCCGCATCCTTACCGTCATCAAATGGGTCGTGAGCAGATATAATTGCACCATGAGGCGTAAAGGCATCTTTTAACCTTTCAAGCTTGTGAGCGTCAATGCAGGCATCAAACCAGTCGGATTTAATAATTGAGTTGTCTACATGGTCATTGAATTTACCTTCCCATATCCAATCGTATTTAGATCTCGGTAAGTTCTCATAATCCCATATTCTCAACCTTTCCTGTTCATCATTCCACCAAGGGTTATCCCTCCAGTTAACAACCATAACCAAATGAAGGTCATCTTCATAAATGCCATCTTTTTCTAATTCTTTTAAGTATGGAGTTATAAATCTTTTTGAAAATGGATCCGCACTCGATTGCGGGTTAGCTGTAAAAATACATTTAGCACCAGGGTTTCTAAGAATGGTGGGAAGTAACTTGTCTATTGAGCTTTGACTTGCCCTGTGAGCTTCTTCAAACCATGAATATTTATAACCTTGAGCTGACTGCATCGAGTCTGGGTTTCTATTTGCACCTTTGTAAACAGTTCTTTGACCTCTAGGGCCAACTATCTTGTTTTCTTGAACATCCCAGCCAGCCAACCCCAGTCTTTTTTGTATTGAATCAGCAAAAACCCTGTGAACAGAATCAGAAACAGAATCTTGGAATTCTCGTAAGCAATATATGTCAGCGTTCTCAGTGTCCATTTTAAACGTTAGGTAATCGCCAACGCCGATAGATTTACCTGAGCCTCGACCGCCAATTAAAACTATTATTTGCTGCTTAGCGTAAAATAACTTTTCTAGTTTTTTATTTATCTTTAATTTAGGCATATTCAGTATTTATTCACTTTTATTTATACATTACCGTGATATCTGAAACATATATTCACTTATTCACGTTTTATTCGTATTTTATTCAGCGTTAACAAATTCTATTTGCCACTTAGTATCAGTTTTAAACGCTTCCCCTTCTGCGTTTTTAACTTCAACAGACTTTTCATCTGGTAGGTACTTATTTAAAAGCCTTAGTCGGGTGTCTATAGCTATCTTTTTTCTTTGTATTTGCATAGGGTCTAAATCAATAGTTTCATCTTCTAGTTTTTCAACTAAATCAAGTACATGCGAAACCTTACCTCTTTCGGATAAATAAAGCCTTATCTCTTCTCTGTTTATCTCTCTATACTTTGCCTTTCTATTAGCTCTTTTTTTTACTTCAGCCATTTTGTTTTCCCTCGCTATATTGCAAGGTTTGAGCGACAATAAACTTAGCCTCTTCCAAGTCACTTATTAATTCTGGACATTCTTCCATAGCTTCATTTATTTGCTTTAAGCATTCTTGTAAAAGTTGTTGCTTTGTCATATTCGATTCCTCGCGGTTGTTCGATGAGTCTGAGACTCGGTTAATTATTTCTTACGTTTGTTTTGGTTTTTCTTGTTGGTCTTTACTCGTTGACCTCTTTCATTTAATGGCATGTTATGTGCTCGTGTTGGTTGACGTATTAATTCCGCTTGCACCGAATGAAAAAGTAAAATCATTGTTCACTAAATCAAGTGGTGTTGTTCCGTCTGCTGTCATATCCCATATTTGTATTAAGTGGTTTGATACTGTTACGTCATATAACACAGCACATCTTAAATCAGCCGGATTAGATGCATTCTTTGTAATAGTGCCTATATCGTCTGCATCAAATGTAATAGTGCTTGTGCTTCTTGATAGTGACTCGTTAGCCAATGGATAGTTAGCTGCAACATTGCCGCCGCTTGTTACTGTTACGTCTGCAATGTCTGGAGACGCTAAATCTGAACTTACACTTGCATATGTGTTAGATATAAATGCGATTCTGTAATCATCTGTTATTGCATAACTGCCTTGCCTATCTCTTAAGATAAATTCATTAAATAACTTAGTGTCGCCAGCTGCCATTATTTTTTACTCCAAACTGTTTTAACTGGGTCTTTGATACCCCAATCTGTTAATTCTTTGTCTTTTACTGTCCAGTTGGTTGAAACTGGATCTTTAATTTGCCATATATCGAATAGGTTTATTGTAGCACCAACGCCAAAATAATCATAATTTGCGGTCTGCCCTGTCACCACTATTTCGCCAGATAATAATACACTTGCATTTAAACCAGTGTAATCATAAGTGGCAGTTTGCCCTATTACATTTATTTGACCTTGAAGTAAAACGCTACCGTTTAAGCCTGTGTAATTGTAGTTTGCCGTTTGACCATTTACTACAATCTCACCGGTTAGCTCAACGCCCCCATTAAGACCGCTGTAATTATAATTAGCCGTTCCGCCTGTTACAGTTATCTCACCAGTAAGCTCTACACTACCTGGTATAGCCGAATGGTTATAGTTTGCGGTTTGACCTGTTACATCAATTGAACCGCCACCGTCATCATAAAAAACCCATTGACTATTATCAGTTGGGAAGTTTATTAGAGTCCCGTTGTTGCCACCAACATCATCATAAAGAATTGACCCTATTCCATTCGATGATAATGAGTTGGCATTCCATTTATTTACACTAACCCTGCCACTACTTCTATCAAAATATTCTATATAATCGAGATTTAAAAACCCATATTGCGATCCAGTTGCAAGCACTCTATCAAACGCCATGACTGAGCCAGTAAACGGAAAGTCTCCCATTTTAATGTCATCAATAAAAAACTCTAACACAGTACCATTTGCGATTATATTGTACTTATGGAATAGGTTGTCAGAGGTGTCTATTGCGGAGGTTAGACTGTAGTTTACTCCACTTATTCTAGACATTAGTTGAGTGTCGGAGCCTATCCACCTAACCCTAACATAGTTTTCAAACTGGCCTGTTCCTACAATTGGCGCAAAGATGTTTGATGTTAAATTTTTATTAGCAACTCTAAACTCAATTTCCCAAGCATTTTCAGAGCGAGACATCGTACTATCTAAAACAGCAACATCGTTGACTCCATCTGCGCTTAAATAATAAGCCATTATACCTCTCCTTGATCAACGCACCATATTGAGTTTACTTTGCTTTGCTCTAAGGTCAAATCTAACGTGGTATATTCAATCGCTGTGCTTAGTAATAATTCGACTATAGATTGAGGATTATTAGACCACTGTAACCACTTACTGAATGTTGAATCTGGATGAACAAGCTTTCTTTCTTCGTTGTATCCATCTATTAACATGCGGCTAGGCTCAACAATATATTTGCCACTGTCGTCCTTTACGCCATCATTAGAAAATCGGGCCATCCAAAAAGTTGGAACATTGCTTTTTGTCTCTGCTGGTATTAGAGCCATATCTAATGATAGGTAAGTGTGCATTAATAGTTACCTTTGCCGCCAATTTTAACAGCTAAATAAGCTAGATATGCTCGGTTAGCTTTGTATTGTTTAGCTATCTTATAGAATTTTTTGTCTGCTGTCTTTTTTGTTTCGATTGCATTCTTATACATGTAATCGTGAATTATTGATGCCTCGAACAATTCGCCAACTGGGTTAAATGCTGACCACAATAATCTAGGCACACTAGCACCATCAAAGATAAAGCCAGCGGGAACAGTTACACCTTCCGCTGTAAAGTCTTCAACGAGTTCAAACGTGTATTTGC